AAAGCGAAACAACGATGGCAAGTGACATCTACCCGCTGCCCAAGGACAAGCGTCTGCTCGCGCAGATCATTGACCAGCACGTTGAGCGAGAGCTCACGAAGATCACGTACCGCCGCACGCTGTGGATCCTTGCGTGGTACTACCTGAACGGGTTCCGCCGGTTCGACGTGTTCGATCCGCGCACGAGCCGCGTTGTGCCGTACTACCTCGACGAAGACGGGAACATGGAGTTCCAGTCGACCGAGTTGATGTCGATCATCGACAAGACCACGGCGCGACTGAACACAATGGACCTGCGACCGCGTGCACTAAGGCAGGGCTTCAGCCTTGCGGGTCTGCGGGAGCGTAGCGTTGCGCAGTTGGTGGCCGATGCGGTCGTAAGCGACCAGCAGCTTGAGAAGGTCAAGCGCGACTTCAACTACATCTTTTCCCTGCTTGGATGCTGCGGCATCACAGGGCATATGGTGGATCACCCGACGATTGGCTTGACTGCTGATCTTGAGGTGGTGCATCCCAAGGAACTGCTGCCTTTCCCGAGTCTCGGCCAGGATCACACCAAGGCCCGTGGACTCATTCGGCAGCGCGTGGTGCCCATGTCCTTCCTGCAGAACCGCTACGGACGGGCTGCGCTGGAGAAGGACAAGATGAAGATGGATGCGTGGAGTTGGGAATGGGGCCACGACATGGAAGAGCCGGCAGATGCACCCGGAAACGGGTACGTCCTCAATAGTGCTGCATCCGGCGCACTGAATGGGGTACCCGGCGACAACGAGATGGAAGTCGTGAAGGTGCGCGAGCTCTGGCTCGATGGCCCTCGCGGTACCGTCGGACGTTACATCGTGTCAAGCGGCAACGTGATTATCGAAGATCGCGACCTCAGTGACGTCGAGACGTATTGCCCGATTGGCATGGCGCGGTTCATGGACAACGGCACGTTCCACGGAGCAGGCCTGTTTGACCTGATGTTCGGCATCGTGCGCGAGATGGAACGGCTGCTCAAGAGCCTGTTCAACAACATCCGCGACATCGACAAGTACGGCGTTCTGGTCATGCCGCAGGGCACGATCAACGAGCGGGCCGTGCTGCGCGACATCGGCAAGGGCCTGCGGTACATGAGTTACAGCCGCGATGCGTTGCTGGGCGATGACTTCAAGCCGATGGTCATCCAGCCGTACAACGCCGGCGATGTGCCGGGCAAGGTTGCGCAGTTTGCAAAGGGAATCGTGGACAGCCTGAGCCCAGTGCAGGATCTGCTGGCGGAGAAGGGTCGCGTGGACAGCGCAAGCGGTCTGCAGTTCCTTGATGAGCAGATCAGCAAGGCGATGACAAACCCCACCAGCGGTGTGCAGGCTGCGTTCGGCGGCATGTACAAGAGCCTGGTTGCGAAGGCCAGCCGCGAGATGATGGTCAGTCAGCGTGCGGTTCCGGTCAACAAGTTGACGCTGGACCTTGCGGGTGCGGTCATTGATCCCGAAGAAGGTACGGTCAGCTTCAAGAAAAACCCGATTCCGAACTTCAGCCAGATCAGTTTCACGGTCAAGGACACCAGCCCCCGCAGCGAAGTTGTGCGGAAGCAGGAGGCCATGAGTCTGCTGCAGGCTGGCGTGACGGACCCGGAGGGGCTGAAGTTGTTTGCGCTGAAGGAGGGTCTGGACTTCGCGATGTGGATGGACGAGGAGAAGAGTGCGTATGAGAGCATCATCCGCAACATCCTCCTGCTGTATGGCGATGGCCAGCAGACCCAGCAGATCGTGGTGACCCCGCACACGGCGCGGCCTGACCTGCAGCTCAGGGTGCTGAGCGCGTTCATGTCCAACCCGATCATGACCATGGCCAGTCCCGGTGTGCAGGACGCCTTCAAGTCTTACCGTGAGTCCCTGATCTCGTTCATGGGACAGTCCCTACCCGCAATGGTTCCAAACCCAGACGATGTCGCAATCGTCAACCCAGGCATGATGGCTGGTGGGGGCGGACCCGGAGCACAACCACCTCAAGGAGTTATGAATGGCTGATGAGAACAACGATGCGCTGGACATGGATACCGAACTGGAACTGGAAGACGGCTCGGTCGTGAAGTTGGGCGACCTGATGCAGCAGGCCCAGCAGGCCCGGCAGCTTGAAAGTCGGGTTCAGGACCTGACCCGGTTCCAGCAGAACGCGACCAAGTTGATGCGTGGCGAAAGCCCGGACGTGCAGGCGGCATACGAAGTGCTGCGCGGGGCGGGATTCAGCGACGATGAAGCGCGGCAGTACGCGCAGGAGTACGTGGATGGCGAGTCTGGGGAACAGGAGGCTGAAGTGGGAGAAGATGAACAGATTGAACGGATGCTGAAGCAGTCGACTCGTGCAGCCGAGGAGCGCGCTGAAGCAGCTCTGCGGGAAACGCGTGACATGCGCCTGCGTATGCTGAAGACAGAAATGGACAAGAACGTGGTTTCTGCAATTGACGGAAACCCGGAGATCGTTAAGATGTTGGAAACGCTCGACAAGACCCGTGGCCGCGAACACGCGGCGGGTGCCTGGCGAGCTCTGCAGGAGCAGGTCCGCGAGGCCACCCTCAAGAACCTCTACTCCCGGCGTGATGCCGAGGGCGGACGGTTCAGCGAGGACTGGGTTGCGGATGAGGCAGCGAAGGCTGCCAAGGCGATTGCAGGAAATTATCGCACGGTAATCGGCGACATTGACGGCCTCGGCCGGTCGCCGGAAACAGAGGGCGAGCTCGAGTTCCTGAAGTCCAAGCCGGAGGTCAAGCCCCCCGAATTCCAGAAGGGCATGGACCGAGGCGCGGTTGACAAGAACATTCGAGACTTCAACGTGGACGCGCTTACCCGCCTTTCCGCAGAGACTGCGGCCGGTGGGGAAACGAAGGTCTAATTCCTCGCCTCTAACCGGTCTGTGACCGGAGACAAATACCGTGCCTTTTGCATCACCCAATTCACTTTTCAATACGCAGAGCCTGCGTATCCAGGAGATCCTCAACAAGAACGTTGAGGTCTTCCTCCCGGCGCTGGACCCGGCTTGGCGCGACACGACTGTGTCCAGCCAGGGCGTGGGCCAGGCCAACCTCATCGGTCGTGACATGAAGATCCTTAAGATCTACATGGGCTCGATGGCTGGCGTTCTCGAAATGGCGGACAGCCGCAGCAACTTCGTTCTGTACGGTGACAACACCGTGTCTAACGTGGCTGACAAGTTGCAGGTCCAGAGCCTGACCAACACGTGGCCAGACGCCACCGAAGGCGCTATGGCCCAGCCGTACCGTCTCGGCATTGGCATGAAGGCCATGGTTTCCAACCTGCTTGTCACCCTCGGTGAGATGCAGGCGGAAGCCACTCCGGCGTTCATCGGCGAGATTCTTGCGCCGAAGCTTGAGGGTCATGCCCGTCTGATCGCGCACACCCTGTGCAACCACTGGTACATCAGCGACAATTCGTTCTACTCGCTGGGCTCCATCACGGCCATTGACACTGCGACCGCTGGTCTCGGCGTGCAGGGCGCTAACTACTCGTTTGCGTTCACGCCCGGCGAAGGCAACATCGACCGTTATGCGGTCGGTATGCGCGTCGACGTGTACAACGCGGCAGGCACCACTCGTCGCAACACGAGCGGCAGCAACCGTGTCAACGCTTTCGTGACGCGTGTTGACGAAGTGAAGAACGTTGTTGTTGTCACTTACGTCAGCGCAGGTTCTGCTCTGGGCACGGTCAACACCGACATTATCGTTTACGCAAACGGTATTAACGGTGGCGTTGGCTCCGGCATCGCCGGTATCAACAGCTGGCTCAAGGGTGGCGACGCTAGCGGTACCACTGCAACCAACGCGAACAGCCTCCTGGGCGCAGACCGCGACACGGCTAACGTGATCAACGTCAACCAGCACCCGGAGTTCAAGTCGTACTTCAAGGGCAGCGTCGGCACTCTGACGGAGCACAAGCTCCGCCAGTACCTCCGCGGCTTCCACCGTGCGAAGGAAAAGTACGGCCAGTACATGGACACGCTCATCGCGGGCGACGGTGTGTGGCTGAACTACGAGAGCCAGAAGATCGGCCAGTACCAGCTGGACCGCACTTCCAAGCTCTCCAGCCTCACGAACGAGGGCTCGCAGGAAGGGTTCAAGTTCACCTTTGACGGCCGCACTTACACGGGCTACACCTCGAATTACATCGAGAACGGCACCGTGTACGGTCTCCGCAAGGGTGGCGCGAACTGGAAGAAGTACGTCCCGCCGAGCCCGAAGGGCACCCAGAAGTTTGACAAGGCTGAGGCGTTCATCCCCTTCGAGTTCGTGGCTCCAGCCCTCGGTTACTCGACTGTCAAGGTGCCGATCACCAAGACGTCTGGTACCGGCAGCGGTAACAGCCTCCTGACGGAAGGCGCTCAGATGCCGGGCATGCTGCGCATGCAGCTCGTCCCGGATCAGCCGGCCGGCATGAAGCTCACTGGCGTTACCTTCGACAAGGTGTACGGCGACTGATAGCCGTCAGCAAGTCTGTAAGAAAGGGGTGTGTCCTTCGGGGCACACCCCTTGTCTTTGGTAAACTGGTGGCATGGCTATCGCCCGAATCCTCAACAACTACGCTAAGAAGCAGGACGATGAAGAAGTCGAAGAGACCTCTACCAAGAATGCCAGCAAGTGTAGTTGCATTTGCAAACTGATGGAGGCGCAGCAGTCTCTGCGCATGCAGCACTGGCTTACAGTCAGTCATGCTGAGCACAATGCCCTTGGTTCTGCTTACGAGGGTCTTGACGGACTAATTGACAGTTTTGTCGAAGTTGCAATTGGTGCAAAGGGGCGTGGAATCTTGTCTGGCATCACGAGCCTTAAGGTTGGCGGGGACGCTCAACGCATCCTGTCTAACCTTGAGACGGTGTTGCGCAAGGAAATTCCGTCCGACCTGGGCGAAGAAGAGACTGCGCTCATGAACATCCGGGACGAAATGCTTGCTCTGTTGCAGAAGACCAAGTACCTCCTGACCCAGAAGTAATCCCATGGCCAAGAAGAAATTTGCATTCAAGGCTAAGCACAAGAATCCCGCTGGCGGGCTTAGCGAGCTTGGGCGGGCGGCGTACAACCGCGCTACGGGCGGAAACCTCAAGCGTCCGCAGCCCGAAGGTGGGTCGAGACGAAACTCTTTCTGCGCCCGTATGCGCGGGATGAAGAAGAAGCTGACCAGCAGCAAGA